GTTAAAAAAATTATAGAAATAAGCACAAATACAGAAATTAGAACAGATAATCCCCTTTACATAGACAAGATAAAAAAAGGAGTTCAATTTGATGAGGATTTCCAAGCATCCGTTTCTAGATTAAAACAAGTTGTAGGAAAAACGAAACCAAATGTTCTACCAAAAATGGAAGAAGCTGCTAAATTAGCAGGAACTGAAAAATATTATAATTCGGTTAAAACAGCGACAGGAACTCAAGGAACTGCACCCGCATATGATCCAAGTTTGGCAGATAATCTTCCAGGTGAAATTTTACCAGATTCGGGTCCAGTAGCAATCCCTCAAGAAATAAAAGATTTACAAAAAACTGCAGAAGCTACAATACAATCTTTAATAGCTCCTGGTGAAGAACTAATCAATATAATTTATCCCGAAGATGCAAATTATCAAAATACACAAGATCATATTTTATTTGAACAATTTTCATATAGAGCACCACAAGAACGATTATTAACAACAGGTCAAGGTCAAATAACAACAAATTTTGCTCAAATAGTTACTAGAGGATTAGAAAGAAATATAAATGTAAAAAAATTTATTGGAACTGTAAAATTACCAATCCCAAATCAACTTGCAATTTCTAATGGAGTTTCTTGGGGAGAAGATCGTGCAAATCCAGTAGAAGCTGCTGCATTTTTTGGTGCCTTAGGACTTGCCCAACAAGCACTCAATGGAAATGTTGGGGGAGTAATAAATCAAGCTTTTACTGGAGCCAGTCAATTTCTTGATATTATGACAAAAGATAAAGGTCTTTCGTCAGGCACACCTTCAGGATTATTATTATCATCATTTATTTCCCAGTATTTGCTTGGAAAAATTGGCATCAATGTAGATCCTGGACAATTTATTGCACGAGGAACAGGAACAACAATCAATCCAAATCTTGAGTTGTTGTTTAATGGACCAAAATTAAGATCATTCTCATTTACATTTGAATTTGCACCAAATGGTCCAGACGATGCATTAGCAGCAAGAAGAGTAATGAGGTTCTTTAGACAAGGAATGGCACCAAAAAGACTTGCTACAAACACAATTTTTATTGGATCACCAAACATCTTTAGAATATCATATCGAGGAAATGGTGGACAAATTATAGATGGTTTAAATAGATTTAAAATCTGTGCATTAACTTCATGTGAATTAAATTTTACTCCAGAAGGAGTATATCAATCATATGATGATCCAAATGTAACTTCGATGCCAGTAAGAACAAATATGACGTTATCATTCACTGAATTAACCCCAATATTTGCACAAGATTATGAAAAACAGGATTTAGATCCAAATAAATTAGATCCTAGTCTTGTTGATGCATTTAGTCCTTCCGATGCTGTAGAAGAATTTACGCAACTCAGATACGACGATATAGGTTTCTAAAATGTCATATTTCGATCTTTTTCCAGACTTACTACTACCATCATTCACAGACAATCGTAATTCCAGTTACGATTATGTTCGTGTAAAAAATCTGTTCAAGCGTGCTAAAATTAGGGATGATTTTTTCCAAAATGCTATAGTTTTTGACAAATATTCTATAGTTGGTGATAATCGTCCAGATAATATCGCAGATAAGTTATATGGTAGTCCTCAATTAGACTGGATTGTTCTTATTTCTAACAATATTATCAATGTTAGGGAAGAATGGCCAATGTCACAAACAGATTTGAACAATTATTTGATGAATAAGTATGGTTCTGAACTTTTACAAGAAATTCATCATTATGAGACAAAAGAAGTTCGTGATAGTGAAGGAAATCTTCTTTTGCAAGCAGGATTAACTGTTGATGCAAACTTCCAATTCAAATATTCCAATTTTGGCACCTATAAAGTGCTTTCTGGTGCAAGTATTGTAACTTCAGTCAGCAACTACGATTATGAAGTTTTGAAAAATGATGAAAAACGCACAATTTACGTTTTAAGGCAAAATTACATTCAAACCGTAATTGACGATATGCGTGAAATCATGACTTATACTGATAGTTCTCAGTTTATTGATAGACGTACTAAAAAGGGAGCTAACTTGAGGATTTTATCCCCACGTTAACTCCCAAAAAACCTATTTTGCAATTTTTTGGCGGAATTTTTTCCTCGACTTTTTTGGAATTAAAAGTCGATTTTGAAATCACTCCTCGGCAAGTCGCTGGAAGTATGACAGTGCATCATCATCATCATCTGCTGCAGGAGCAGGAGAAGACTTCACAACACGCTCTTCTTCCTTGATCTGTTGACGAGACTTCATTACAACCTCTTCTTCCTCATCGAACGTATCAGGATCAACACGACGACTAGAAGCGTTAGGATTTAGAACACTGTTCATACGCTTCTCCAGTTCTTCGTAAGACTTGAACTGATCAGGACGAGTAAACTCTTCAAGAGAATACTGCTTCTTCCAGATTGCTTCCAGTGCATCATCATCATCCAGAAGCGGTTCAGGAGATGCAAACTCAGAACTGTCGTAGTTACGATAACCAGCAACGTTCTTGATCTTCATCTTGAAGTTAGCACCTTGCCAGAAGTCAAACGGATCAATCGCTTGCTCATCTTCATATTCGGGTTGCATGGCAGCAGTAATCTTATCAAAGATTTTCTTGCCAAACTTGAACAGAAAGACTTTGCCTTCGTTCTGAGGATTAGCAGGATCCTTTACAACATAGATGTTGCTGATGTAAGACAGTTTACGTTTCTGCTTACGTGCTTGTTCTTTATCTGCTTCACTACCACTGTTCCAGAGAATGCGATTGTGCTCCGAAACAGGATCTTTACCACCAAGCGTGGTCAGACTGTTCTCAATATACCAACCTCCAGGACCTTGGAAAGCATGAGACCACACTTTTGCCCAAGGCAATTCTTCACCTTGCGGTGCTGGCAGAAAACGGATCACTGCATAACCGTTACCTGCTTTATCTACTTCTGGTTTCCATACACGATCATCAGCACCACCAGTGGTGCTCTTATTCATTTTTTCGATCTCGGTTGTCAGTTTAGAAGTCAAACTGCCAAGGCGAGATTGCTTCTTTAGATCTGCGAAAGACATAGGATTTTTGTATTCGTTGGATTGGGTGGATTGAAATCACCTGTCACATCATAACACGTTATTTAGGGTGTGTCAAGACGTTTTTGTAATCCTTCAAGAGTTCTTCTCATATTATTAAAGATGATTGACATATCAACATCTTTAAATCCCATTGCTGCTGATGTGATCTTAATTTTTTCTTTCATTTCCAACGCTTCTGGATCATCAGACAATGAAAGTCTTGTCCACATTACTTCTTGTTTATCTAATAGTGTCTTTAGTTTTTCAATGTGTTCGTTCTTTTCTTTGTCGCTAAATGAACTGAACTGAATGATGACTTCGTATAATTCTTTTTGAATTCTAAAGATGTCTTCCATCTCTTCACGGATAATCTCAGATTGAAAAAACTTACCCATGCGTCTTCTCCGATAGTCGCTCCCTCAAATATTGTTTATACTTGGGGGTATCAATATTTAGAAATGGTGCATACTTCTTCAATTTTAAACTGATTGCTTCCCAAATCGGATCACTAAGTTTCTTATCTAAATTATTCCCGAACAGGAATATCTTATCAAAAATAGTAATAGTCTCTATACTAATATTCCCGCTCAGGAATTGTTTTAAAATGGGTGGGTGTTGTCGTGAAGTATCAAATAATTCTTCTAAGTTATATTCAGACAACAATTCTTCTGTATGCTGCTTGAATTGATAGAACAAACTTTGCTGCCTTCCTTGCCAGGATGAATATACACTTTCACCAGATCGAATAATCTCACCGATCCATAAAGCATCTGGATTATCACATGCTACAAAGTTAGCAATAAAGAATGATTTAATTTCATCATCTGTATACTTCCTTGACATTTTTTCAAAGAAGTATCTGTCTTTTCTTTTATAAAAAGAATTCAAACTTGCTCTAGACTTACCAGCATATCTAAAGTAATCGTAATTTTTTCTTGTGAAATGCTGTTTAAATGCAAGGTATTGTTTATAAGTTTCAAAGGGTGCCATTCCAAATCTTTACAAGGTGTTCTTCTGGATCAAGTTCATGAATGTCTGGTTTCTGATGAAAAAGACATACAGAAAATCCTGGTTGGTACTTCATGTATGGTTGCCAATTATTTTCCCAGTAATGTTCTGGTTTTGATCCTTCTCGATAAGAATAAAAAAGATTTGGCAAATACGTCGGTTTTATATTTTCATTCCAATACCATTTATCATTACCAATATAACTTTCAACTATTCTTTCCCAAGACTTTTCCCACAAATCATAAATCCAAGTATTATCTTTCCAAACCATGACGCTACTATTAAATATCGGCTCTTTAGGATTGTCTATCCTAAATTTAATGCCTTTCCATACCGATTTTATTAAAGCCCAATCACACTCGTGATTTAAGATTGGATTAATATCACCCTGAATGACAAGATCTAAATCAAAAAATATTTTTTTATTATATTTTTTGATTTCATCTCTACCATACATTATAATTTTACACCAGAGATGTCTCCAATTAGGATGTTCCCTAGTAAACATATCATAACATATTATACCATCATCAATTCCAGAAGCGTCATCAGTAAAACAGATGAAATCATCATTAGTAAATTTTCTGATGGCATAATATAAGTTGTTTACATAATTAGCAGAATAAAGACTACCAACTTTAAGACAAATTACACAATTCTGGGAAGGTTTTTTTGTAATCTGTTCTGTTAACATAGTCAATAGCCTCAATATAATTTAAGAAGTTTTTCCATTTAATTTCCCAATCAGATACGTCTTCTGATAATGTTTTACATAAGAAGTCTAGATCCGTTCCACGATACTTATCTACAAGTTTTTTTCTTATACTTGGATGTAATGCATCTATTCTACAAACTTTTGGATTTATTACAAAATTAAATCTATAAGTTATTTGATTAAAATTTAACCATTCTACTAGTTTATCAAGGTGTAAAACTGATAGTGCTGATAGAGTGATACTAGCATTAAACTTATGTAAATGAGGTCTAATTTCATTAATATTTTTAATAATATTATCCCACTTGGAAGGAAATCTGATGTAATTATTATACTCTCCTACACCTTCTACAGACCACTCAATGATAACATCCTTAAACTGTTTTACATAATCAATGACTTTATGCTCAGCCCAATGCAGAACAGTCATGTTGGAATCGTAAGTTAAGGAAATATTTTTTGCTTCTTTAACTTCAATTAAAGCATCAAGCAATTTATAATGTGATTGAAGAAGAAAAGGTTCCCCACCATAAACTGTGATGTGTTTGATCTTGTTAGATATTTTCTTTATGTTCTCAATTTGACTTTCAAAAAGTTTTGGATCATCTATTGCTAGATCATATCCAGAGTTTTCTTTTTGGTATAACTCGATATTATCATAGTATAAAAATTGCTCTAGATCTGGATTATATTCTATCAGTTTTTTTGCCTGACTTAATCTTCCGCTAGAATTTTTTGGATTACACATGAAACATTGTAAGTTACATGCGTTTCCAAATAATTTCATTTTAACATCTAGAACCCTTCCGAATAAAACTGGTGTCTCTAAGGGTTCCCGTATAGATGGAATATTTTGTTCTTCCATTGCAATACAATTTCGACACACATCTCTTACTAAAGGAGTAAGAGGATCTTCTTTCTGCATGTCTTTTCTGAGCTGTTTCATTTGCTCAGATCTAAAAAAATTGTAGCATCCTTCACTTATATGAACTGCCTTAAACTGAGCGTCATCATTATTCTTATATGGATGATCACAGTATGCAACACAGCATGGTTGCATCATATGATGTATATCACTATACAAATGTGTGAAAGGATATCTACAAAATGCTTTCATATTCAGATAAAAAACTTAGCCTTAGAAGTTCTTTTCAAATAATTTAGATTAGTTGCATTCCACTTCAGTTTTTCTTTCAGTGGTTTTGAGATAAGTTTTACAATCGATTCAATTTCAATATTGTTTTGTTCACAATAAAAACAAATTGCTTCAATGTAATTCATATCTTTATTATCTTTCACAATATTCTCAATGTCATTAGTAAATTTATCTTGACATAAGAATTTACTTTTTATGATTGATTTGATTTCACTTTTTGTAGTCATTTAGTTTGTCCTCCACAAATTTTTGAATGTACTTAACTAGTTTTCCCATATACTGTTTCTTATCATACTCTTCATAAACTTCAACTTCACCATTTTCACATGTCATAATGATAACAAGTTTCTTTACTGGTATCTCAGTCATTTCATAAAACA